TGATGACTTGGGGGATGATGAATTGGTAACTGAGTCAGAAGATGAGCAGCCCTATATACCAGGTGCAGAAGTGGTGGATTATTGTCGGCATAGACATATAGAGCCGGTTGACCGTAATGGTGATGGGAATCTTTTAGATTCTGGCATAAGGGCAGAAGCTTTTGGTGTAAGTGAGGAGGAATTGAAGGTGTTTGAAGCACCTGATTTATCTCATCATGATGAACAGAGAACCTGTTTGGATAGCTAAGAAAGGAGAAGGTTTACCTAGTCAACCAGATGAGGTGAAACGAGCTTTTGTCAATTATTTGAAGTTGTTGTTTAGGGTTAAACCTACAACATATGTTGGTGCGCTTTCTTTTGATGAGGCTCTAGATATAGTCATGACGGAGACAGGCGATAAAACACCAGGAGTTAGGTACATGTTGGACGCCCCATGTGGGGGTAGTCATACAACTAAGTTGGGTGTGAAGGATTGTAGTGTCTGTATGTTAGATTTAAAAGAAAAAGTAAGCGCGGTCATAAAAGGTGAAGTATATGACCCGGTGTTGAATGTATTCCTGAAAGAGGAGCATACGAACGCCAAGAAGAAGCTGGAAGGCCGACAACGTCTTATCTATGGAGGGGATCTTGTGTTGGAAATCTGTCAAAGGATGGTACATCACAAGACCTATAAGTGGTATGAGAAGTGGGCCCAGACAGCTAATCCTATGGTGTTAGGTTATTGCATACTTAAGGGTGGACATCGACAAATAGCTTATCAGATGTGTGAAGATGATGAGCGAACGGCTGTATATGAGGTTGATGTGTCTTCTATGGACATGTCCTTGAGTGGGGAGCTTATAGGCGTGGCATATGATGCCTGGTGTGCACTTATGTGTATACCGGACAGTACTATGACGCGTAATGAGAGAAAGTTTTTAGTCGGAGAGAAGCTTATGAGGGTGGATAACCATTATGAGTTGATAACGACGGAGGCGAGACCGCGATTGGGATTGAATCCTAGTGGGCATTTATTGACCACAATCATAAACAGTTTTGCCACATTGTACGTGCAGATGCGCATAGTAGCCGCTGTGGGTGAGGGTG